CGCCCGGTGGCGCTCCCCCATCAAATCAAGTATGCGTGTTAGAACCAGGACGGAACCATCTATTACACAACCGGGTGGCGTCTTCCAAACGATAGATACAAATCTGTCGACTGGAGGTGTCAACGGTCCGTATAACGGCGGGACTAGTCCCACTGTTGTACTAAGCGAAGGGTATTCCGAAATTTCGGACTCCCTCAGCCAGAGTAAAAGAACCAAGCGTTGTACTCATACCAAGCGCTCACTCGAGCGTATGGACATTAGTTCAATATCAGAGACCGCTGTTGCTTCGAATGTTCGTTTCGATCATTCTGGGCCCAACGTTCACTGGTGGTCTTGGGGATCTTACGGTGCTTTCGAGCACAGTAATATCCAGGTTTCGTATCCTGCTACTATCCAACAACTCCGGTCTGCAGCTCTACGTAGATTCTATGCTACCAATGAGGTTGATTCCTTATTGAATATCATTGAATCCCCGCAGCTACGCAGTTCACTGGTTAACCTTAATGATTTAATCATTAGGATGAAGGGTGGAAGTTTGCCTAGCGCCCTAAGGCGCTACACAAACCTCCGAGGTAGAAGAGACGTGGGTCCGCGGATCAAATCCGTCGATTTCTCGAATCTCTACCTTATGTGGCAGTTTGGTTTTGCACCGCTGATCTCCGACATGCGCAAAGTCGTTGCTTCTATCTCTTCTTTGAAGAGCCAGATTGCAAAGGCTGCTGCTAATGCCGGAAAGCCGTATTCTGTTACGGCCAAAGCTGTTGGTACATGGTCTTTGACCGGTACCGAAGCTATGTCAGGCTACAGTCCCATAGACCCCCCTGAATCACCCAACTTGACGTGGTGGCACCCTAGGTTATTTACCCTAGGTGCTCCACTTCGTCTGGTTGGAGTTCGGGGGGTGAGAACTCAGAAATTCAATACGTCGGGCTTTCAACAGCTCGATTACTTGATGTCTAGGTTCTTGTCTCCTGGACCAACTTGGCTACTCTGGGAACGGATACCGTTCTCTTTTGTAGTTGATTGGTTCGTTGATCTATCGGGAATCTTTGACCAGCTCAATGAAACCCTAACAGGGAACACTAAGCAAGTTAGAGATATATGGAGTTCCGAATCGTGGCACGTTAAGGTGGGTGCTGTAAAGCACACCAACCAAAACTGGGTCACGAATTATGATGGAATCCAGACTGTAGCTACTACAATGAAGTACTACCACCGTGAGCCGCTCGACGCAAGCGTCCAGCCTGTGTCGAGTGGGAGGTTTGGAAAAAAGCAGGCACTCCTTGCGGGTGCCCTGCTCCACCAATTGGTGGCGAACCTTAAGCGATCACGTAAGTGATCACCTAGGTCCTCGGACCTATTGTTAGTGCAAATCATATCCATATGAACAATGATCTGACCATCAACGCCATCCCGTTCGTGCTGCAATACTCGGATAAAACCGGGTCGCTGCGGCGCAACGTCAGCCGGGGGATTAATCTCCCGACTGATCTGCGCATTTCGCACACTGATGCGGTCGAATCCTCAACTAAGTTGAAGACTCGCCGTTCCATGGTGCGGTTCGATCGGCATGTCGAGCTCTCCTCGGGCGTTATTGCCCCGGTGAGTCTCTACGTTGTGGCTGTGGTTCCGCAGGACAGCGCGGTTACTTCTGACGATACGAGCGCCTTGGCGTTCCATCTTCAGAATTTCCTCTACGCTGCCGGTGGAAACACTAGTGGCCTTGACCTCATCGACAATGTTATTGATTCCAAGGAGCAGTAAGCTCTAGGAGTCAGTTTCTTAGTCTTTGTGTCAAGGAGTTCATATGGGCTGACTAAAGCCTACGTTAGACAAAGTTAGATATATATCCAACAATGAAAAAAGTAAGCATTAAGAAGTTCATCTCGCGATGCGCTTCCCAGTTCTGCCTATGTGAATATATTCACATTGGTACCCTGTTACGACGGAAATCCTCTCGCTTCTTTAGCTCTCTCACGAGAGACAAGGGAGTGAAGACGATCGTTCTGCAGTTCATGCAGGAAGATCGTTGTGGGGATCTCCTTAGTTATGAGGTCCTTGTGAACTACACTAAACTGCCAACACACTACATGATCACGTCGTACTCCGTGTCTGCATTATTGCAGCGCGGGCCTCGCGGGTCTGAAAAGACCTGGGAGTGTGCCGACGAGATGGATCGTGTGCTTGCAGTCCACATCGCAAATCAGGCTCATGAACATCGTTCATAAGGAACTGTTATTGATATGGTTTCGGAGCCTGCTAGTAGACATACGTGAAGAGACAGGGGTGCCAATAGGCGCTCCCGACTGTATAACGTATGAGTGGTGCTTTATTGAAGCCCCACTACTAGAGAAGCAGGTCTTGGCATATATCGAAGGCACTAGGGCTGAAAACCCTATATTGCCAGAGTGGTTAATTCCACTCTGGGTCAAGTTCCTCTCTACAAAGGAGGCACTGTACCTTCGAGCACTAAGACAGCTGCTCTTGTTTTGCTACAAGGTCGAGCATGAACCAACGACGGAACAACTCAAAGCGGCGCAAGCCGAATTTGAGAATACGGATGATAGTATTGCTACTTGGGATACTGCTTTTAACAGCAGCCTCTCAGGAATGCAAGTCCTGTCAACCGCTCGTCAATACATTAGTTCGATTGTTAGTCGAATTAATTGGCCTGACATACTACCATCACATGGTCCCGGGGGAATATTTCCCTCCCGGAAGCCGAGTGAGAAGTCGTGTTTCAGGACACTGTACAAGTCGATAACTGAAAAGTATCCCTATGACCAAAACTACTGTGGCATTCCTTCTTTCTGGAAGGAAGTCATGGTAGATGAGGTTATTGGACCGCTTCAAGAAGTCGACTATATTACAGCCAAACTGACTGCTGTCCCTAAGGACTCCCGGGGTCCACGCTTAATATGCGTGCATCCTGCGGAGGCGATATGGGTTCAGCAAGGTCAGCGAGGTCTACTTGAGCGAGCTATTACCTCTCACCCCCTTACCAAGGGTAAGATAAACTTCACGGATCAAACCGTGAATGGTAATTTGGCTTTATCTTCTTCAGCTTCAGGGCACTTATGTACCCTGGATCTGAAGGAGGCCAGCGATCGTATGAGTTGTCAGTTGGTGCGTCACCTTTTTGGTGACTACACTTATAACTGGCTTTCATGCAGTCGTGCTTCGCATATCAAGTTATTAGATGGACGAGTTCGCGAGCTGAGAAAATGGGCTCCTATGGGGAATTGTTTAACATTCCCCGTTCAGAGCATTGTTTTCTTTGCCTTGGTTCGTGCTGGCATACGCTGTAGGTATGGTATTAACTGTACTGATGTGTATGTCTTCGGAGACGATATCTTGTTTCCTTCGAAATACTACGATGGTGCCGTAAGAGGTTTAGCAATGGCCGGCTTTGTGCCGAACATGGCAAAGACCTTCTATCGGGGACTCTTCCGAGAGTCGTGTGGCGTGGATGCCTATAATGGCATCAATGTTACGCCCCTTCGTATGAAGAAGACAAGTATCGCTTCGCCTCAACATTCCATGGCTCTCTTTGATTTGGCCAAACGGCTGCGTCAAAGGGGCTATGAGAATTGTTCCTCTGCCATATACTCGAAGCTCCGAGAGCATTGGGGGCCGTTGCCATTGTGCAACAACCCTAATGCCCAAGGATTTGTAGAGTATGTTAGGCGAGACCTTGGATGGATTCTACGAAATGAGCCTCGGTGTTTTTTTGACACCGAGTATCATCAGTGGATTGTCCAGTGTCTCCTTGTGTCCAGCAGTATTACTACTGTTGTAGACGGTGATTGGTATCACCTTCAAGATTCGCTGCTTCGCCTTGAGCATACGCCCAAGGACGTTATTAGCGATAGAGGGACTGAGTACGCTTCTCCGTATAGCGTCCGACTGACATACGGGTGGGTTGACAACCTCTACTAAGAGGTCGTTTACTGCTTCGTCTCCTCGAAAGGGGAGATAGAAGCTACT